GTCGCCTTATGGCTAAAAAAACGAGCTCCTTTAACTAGGTTGCATTTTCTACAGATGGCAGCACAATTAAACTGATCGAAGGTGTCTCCGCCTTTAGCGCGTGGGAATAGGTGATCTACTTGGTCTGCCTCACCACCACACACGTAACACACGTAGCCATCACGTGCTAACACTTGTAAGCGTAGGTCTTTCCACTTCTTGCTACCTATCTCAGCCTTCTTATTCAATGCCAACCCATCTTATCTAAATGCTCAGCTGCAAGGCATGCATTAGCCTCACCATTTACAAGCCCATATCTATGTGCTATGTATTTATAGTGTAGATCAATCTGTTGTCTAGGTGTTAGTTTAAGTACCATCTTGTTACGCATCTGGCCTAGACCATAATGACTACCATTCTTAGCTTTATAATCCCATCTTGATTCTTTAATAATTATGTAGTTATAACAATCAAACTGATCGTATGTTTTAAACTTATGATAAGCGTATAGCTTTAAGTTCATTACATTATTATCTACGGCTACGGAATTAGTCTTTTCAAAGCATAAGATCTCAATGAATACAAGGGTGGCAACTAGCGTGCACCTCGCGAGCGACCCCTGCAGGGGCTCGCGTTTCGGCTTTGATAGCCGATGCGATCTAGAGCGTAGCATGCTGTGTCAAATCCATTAACATAACCGCAGGTCAGACGGCAAGTCGAAGTAAGGCACAATGTTATATTGATCAATCCATTTATAATCGTAACCAGCTTCGCTCATGGTTTACTACCCCACCCACCACCTTTGAAGATCAACCCCGGTGCTGAGTAAATGCGAGACATCTGCAAATTACATTTAGGGCAATCCATACCGGTAACTTCATCATCGTAGGATTTTTGAACTGATCCATAAGTGCCACATTCATTACAGCTGTATTCATACGTGGGCATTACTTTGCTCCAATCAATGCACAAGTGTGGCAACCAGAGCCTAGGAACTGCCAGCCACCACACTTAATGCATCTATCTATGCTGCTGTCCGGGATATGAAGGGCCTCAGCAATATTCTTCACTCCCACGCAACCACAACTCATGCACTGATAAGCCTTAAACCCATCTGGCGTATCTAATTGCTCCAGCCATAAGAACTCTGTCTTAGCCTTACAGCCATTACATTTGAATTGTGGGTGCATTATGATAATATCCTTATTGCCTGGTATGGCATTGAGTACAAATCAAGTAATTACCACTATGTATTAACCTGTCGTCATTACAAGCTATACATAAGTCATTTGAAGGTATGAACTTTACCTGGTCGGCTTCTATTCTTTCCAGGTAAGGTCCGCCTCTTAATATCTCTATATATCCCATTATTCACCCCCTTTACCAGACTCAGAATCATCCGGCCAATACCATGTGCCAGCACTTGTGAGTTTTGCCCATTTAGCATCACATTGATCTGCTTTCGGTGCAGTGCATACATAACCTGCGTATGGTTTATTTGTAGCCTTGGCGATGCCTTCTTTCTTTACCATATCACCATGCGTGCAAGTAAAACCAACACTAACCACTTCACCAATTTCTGCAACACTTTCACCAATAGACCAAGCAACAGAAACAGGCTCGTTGCTATTATCTTTAGGTTGTGTGTCCACAATATGTAACGCCATTTCCATTGCAGCTGATTTACTTCCTGGTCTGCCATATTTAGGTTTGAACTGTTCAACTTTGCTCATTTCTTCTCTTGATGCACGTTTGCCCTTAGCTGCATAACCCGCGTTTGCAAGCGCACGGCCGATCGCTGAAGTCTCGCAGTTTTCCAATGCAGACGTTGAATTAACACCGCGATCAGAAATGCTCTCACTAGCGAGACCAGTCGCACACGGCTGTGCATCGGCTTCCGTTTTAAATAATTCAGCACTAACAATGTATCTAGTGTCTGTGGCCTGTTCAATCTTTGTTGCCAATCTTCCATCTGGATAATCCTTCCACCATTTTTCTAGTCGGCTCTCGACTGTTTCGTAATCAGCTAAATTAAACATTAGTCAACCCCCCAGGTGTATTGCGTGTCCATTTCTGCATCCAGGACTGACTTGTATATCGAAAGGTAAGCAAGTCCGTCTTTAATACTGTCCTCGTGATTCGGTGACTCTGTAAGCCGAGAAACCTTGACGAGTGCCATGCATAATGCGACTTGACTAGCCGTAATCGGATGGTCGAGATATGCCGACCAGAGTTCACTGATCCGCTTATGGTTGTGGTAAGGATGACCGTAAACCGCTCCGCGTTCGTGGATCGTACTGACAACATCAGCAAATAATTTCTCAGTTGTTGTCGGCATTGGTTTTGTTCTCAATCATTCTCCGGTGCATGTCCCAGCCATCTTTGCGGCCACGCCAGTAATGCGTTGTCTTTGCATTTTGAATTAAACCGTAGGCATAGATAATGCCAACCATTGATGCTACCCATAGCAAGCCTGCTTCTTTAAGTGTCATGCGTTTGGCTGCAATCTAGCGGCAAATAGTTCAAGTACTACAGCTGTATTGGTGTCTTGATTTTTAACCATAAACTCATCTACTTGCAATAAGACTTTATGGATTTGATCTGCTAGGTCTGTACGGCCTAGATCAGATAGTAGTTGTATTGCATCATCTAACGTGTCAATCGTTTCACCTCTGAGAGTGTTCTTGCGAATCACCTCATGTGTATGTAGCAGTATTTCTTGTGCTGTCATATAGCCCTAACTATGCCTGCATACTTTGCGGCACAGCTGTAGTGTTGCACTTGTGTATGACTTTGTGGATTATTTAGGGCGTAGTTTGTATAACGTTTAGGTAACGATGTTACCCGTAATACCGCCCTAGAGCTGTAAATGAGCCATCCTTTGGATCAACAGGCACTAACGTAGGTGTTAGCGTCTTTCCAGTAGCCTCTAGTATAGCAAACCCATTCTGCCAATTCGCGCTTCCATAGCGTATATAAGAGGCTTTTTTGCGATCCATAAGGTTTCCTACCTCTACCCCATACAAGGTCCTGTAATGGCCGTTTACGCCCTCTGTATAAGCACTCATGCCCAAACGATGCGAGTGCCCCGCCAAAACTGATTTTCCAAATTTCTTACTTAAATTTAGGGCCGTAATTCCCGCATGCTGAGACATATTGCCTTCATCGCCATGGCATAAGACCCAGCCAGGATGGAATTCATAAGCCTTTTTGTGATAAGTCATGCCCATTTCAGCGAACGACATAAACGCTGGGTACTGCAATTCAGGTAAGTTAATTAAGCCAGGTACCTTTAATAAAGTGTTGTATAAACGATCAGTATGATTACTCCGGATAATATGCATTTCTTGACTGTACTCACCGAGGTCCCAGAGTATTTGCTTACACAGCTCACGATCCGCATGTAAGTCTTCTGAGTAAGCCAAAGGTGTTTGCTCACTCCATTTACTGATACTTTGAAAATCAATTTCATCGCCGACCACCAGTACAGAATCAAATCGCTCACGCCTTGCCAGCTTTGTTATATTTGCGATCGCGGAATCCAGTTGATATGGAACTTGCAGATCTGAGATTACTAGCCAACGCTTAATCTTCATCCTCTTCTGGAGTAGGAATAGAAGGGATAATGCCGTTATCGCCTACTACCCAATCGGGCATAGACGATGGACTATCCATTAACGCCAAGGCAATAGGCTCACTAAATCCAGCCTTACGTGCAGCTTTATACATCTCATGCTTGGCAATATAAAACACTTCTAGCTTAGATAAAGGGTCAGGTGATTTACGTACCACGCGCCTATTGATCTTCTTTCGTTTACGTGTGTTAGCCATCTTAAAATTATGACTTACTAATTAAGATAAAGAGATCATCGACACGCTTTTCTAATCGTGTTAATTGATCCTTCATACTAGCGCCACCATTAGGGCGTAACTCGTTTAACCAGCCTTTAATAAGAAAGCGCAGACCCACTAATAAACTTGTCAGCACGGCGCATACGCCAGCCCCAAAGCCAGCCCATTCCACCAGTGTCATTTCTTCGGAGTTGCATAGCCAAATACTCCGGCTAACACTGCCCAAAGAATTGCACGATAGTCAGCTGCAAAATTAGATGCGGCCCAAGCTGACAAAAATGCACCAACAGTTAATACGTAAGGATTCTTCATGTTCATATTTTTCCCCCTAGTAGTGGTATGTCAAACTCTCTACCATCCTTATCACCGGATGGATTAAAGCTGACATGGATGTGCTTTGTATGTTTGTTAAACCCTGAATATTTACGCCACTTAAAGTTAAGTATCCTGCTAGCAATCATGCCGTTATGGATTATGTAAGATATGCGCTTATCGGTTTTCGCACAGATTCTGATCTGGTCAGCCAGATATACCGAGAGCCCTTCGGATGAATCCAAGCGAGAATCAATATCAATGGCTCGCACGCATCCGGTCTTGTCTGGATTATGATCTGATTTTCTGGCAGAATGACGAGCATCACCAATCCACCCATCACTGGTAGTGCGGCGATCTGGATACCAGGTAGTAACGGCATCTCTTAGGGTCTCACCAGCTTCACTAAGCCAAGGACTCGGCATTTATTTTTCCTAAATCGTGGTCTGCGTTTGTGCAATCCCATTTAGCAGCTGCAACATTTAACACTGCTTCTTTATGACATTTTGCAGGTATAAAAATATCCTCTAATGGAAGATAGGTAAAACCTACTCCAGCAAAATTACCTCTAATTTTATTATTGTATGAAGTGCGTTTACAAGTTTGACCTCTGAAGTTTCCATACCAAGTTTCAGTATCTAATCCTTCAATAGTTTCAGTTTCATCAATACCAGTAATAACCTCAGTTACTACATTATTTTCATCCAAGAAAGCGTAATGTGCCATTATGACCAACTCACATTTCCAGTACCAGCTGTAATTGTAGCAACTGTGTATCCGCCAGCAGTAGCTGTACTTCCAGTCAATCCTGCGCCAATAGTTATGCTTCTACTGTCTACATATTTCAAAATAACTACACCTGAACCACCAGATCCACCTGTACCGGCAACACCACTAGTAGCACCACCTCCACCGCCACCTCCACCTCTATTGGCCGTGCCAGATGTTGCAGTACCACCACCAGCTTTACCTGCTCCGCCACCACCTGCACCACCAGCACCAGCAACGCCACTACCATAAGCACCACCGCCACCACCACCAGCGTAAGTTAATGATGAACCTGTAATTAAAGATGCAGTACCTGCTCCGCCAGCACCTGCTAATAAACTTGCTCCATTTGATCCAGCAGATGTTGCACCACCACCGCCACCACCAGAAGCATCATTACCACCGCCTGAATAACCTGTACCACCATTTGTGCCTTGACCAGATGTTCCAGTACCACCAGTTTGAGTAGAATATCCGCCACCACCACCTGAACCACCATTAGAACCGCCAACAGTTCCACCACCGCCACCACCACCAGCGGTTGATGTTATTGAACTAAAAATCGAATTATTACCATTTGCACCAACATTTCCAGCAACAGGGCTTCCACCTGCGCCAATGGTTACAGTGTAATTTTGTGATGGATTACAATTTACGGATGATGTTAATAAACCACCTGCGCCGCCGCCACCTAAAGCAAAAGCAGCAGAAGCATTGTTAGAACCACCAGCACCACCACCTGCTATAACCAAATATTCTATTGATATACTTGGTGGGGTAGGAATACCATAAATGCTTGCTGTTATATTACCAATCACTATGAAATAGCCCCCACAACATACCAAGCATCTGTTCCAGTTTTGATGCATACAGCAGATTTATATTGAGACAAAACTGGTGATGCTGCTGTAGCACCTGCTGATAACACAGTTGTTGTTGCTGGTGTTACTGCACTAATTGTGCAAGCACCTGCACCGATATTTAATATTGTCAATGCAGTACCTATTGGAAATGCTACTGATGCGTTAGTTGGGATTTTGAAAGCAATAGCAGTTGCTTTGTTCATTAAACTTAAAACTTGATATTGATCTGTAAGTACAGCTGTGTAATCTGCTGTGTTGGCAGTACCTACTGTAAAAGAAATTAAGCCATTGAAAGTGGAAGCCGTCAAAACGTCTCCAGTAACTGCCGGTAATCCTGATGCCATTATATCTCCTTAATAAGATAGTACGTTTTGTCCTAAGACCCCGTAATCTACGTTGCCTATTATAAACCCATCTATGATCGGTTCGAGCGTTGTAAACACTGTTTTCCAACTATTTGGGGTGATATTCATTCCTACCCCAAAAATCTGTAAAGTCTTGTTTAGCGTAGATCCGCCTGGCTGGGTAGTGACAACTGTTATAGGATCAAAGAAATCTAGGTTCAAGGCCGCAATAATGCCTGTGTTGTAATCCGAGGTATATAGGTCTAATTCAACGGCATCACATCGAATGCTAGTCTCAGCTCTAGAAGCCACATAAGCCCTTGCATAATCCAATGCCACAGCATCGGTTTGCATCAATAGGTTATTTAAGAAATAAGAATGAATAAAATATTTAGTAATAGAAGCTGCGTTAGTAGCTATTTGGGCAGTGCCACCAGCCCTAGTAACAGTGGCTGAATTAAATACAAGGGTATCATCTAGTTTCCAGACTGCGTTGGCATATTTGATACCTGTGCCATCATCTGCAAAGAGTGTTGGTGTGCCACCTATAGATCCAACAGTTACAGATCTGTCTTGGAATACAAATGATCCAGAAGCATCAACGTAAATTGCACCATACTCACTATTGGCTACAGTCTGTAATGCTGCTAAAGAAGTTCTAGTAGTGCCAGGATCAGCTTGTAAAGTAGTTAATCCTGCATCTACATCACGCATAGTGGCAGGCCATGAGATCTGATCTAATATTTGATTAACTCTCGTACCTGATAGGTTACCGGCAGCAGCACCAGTAACTGTTGAGATCTGGGCATTCTGTGCCAACCTGTAAGCATCTACGGCTTGTATGGTTGTATAGGCAACCTCTGTTGCATCTTTAGGCTGGCTGTTTACATACGATGTAATAAAGCCTGAGAATATTGGGTATGTTACTCCTGAGTAGGTTGCAGTTATCTGCACCTTCTTCATTGGAGTTAATAACTCATAATAAGGGCTACTAGGATTTTGCGGATTAAAGTCGCCATTCTGATCTACTATGCGTAATGTTAATTGACCAGTCTGAAACTCATCTGCTAAAGCGTTACGGCCTCTATTAGTTTGTATTAAATCAACTTGATTAGATACATCAACAATTACAGCTGCTGAATCAGCAAATACATTAGTACCATATACAGCCGATCCAATAATAGCGGCTTGTGCAAAACTTGGTCCAGTGCTGAAGTTAATGACCGCATTAATTACTGGTATTGCCATTATAAGAACCCAGCAGGCGCGGTTGGCAATCCGTTCTTATTGTTAATTATAAGAGATTCGGCCACAGCTCTAGTCAAAGCATCTGTTATGTTTGAGGTATTAGTAAAGCCCAAAGATATGCTTAGATCTATTGCTTCTTTACTTGTGCCTAACATGCCTTGATTGATTGCAACGCTAGCCAAGCCACCAGCATTACTTAAAGTAGGTCCAACACTAGCTGGACTGCTAGCAATAATTGAACCGCCTGAGCCTACCTGAGAAGGACTTACTCCGAAGGATGTTATTAAGTTTTGAGTAGCCTTTGCTAAACTATTAAAAGCTTCTGTTGCAACATAAGTACTGCTTTGTAATTCCTGTACAGATTCAGATAAGGCTAGATAATCATCAACCATAGAAGTATTGCCATCTAGTATGGCTAACTTCTCTGCAAGGCGAAGTCTTGTCTCTTCATCTGTAGCCTGATTTAGAGCAGCCATTAAACCAATACGCTCTATGTCGTACTTATCTCTTAGCTTCTTTAATTCTATTTCTTTGGCTAATTGAGCATTTAATTGTTTACGTACTTTTAATTCTTGTACACGTGCAATCTCTGTGGCTGCACCTGATCCAAGGCTATAAGTAAAGTTAGATGTGGGTTGGTTTTGACTAGCACCTAAATTGGCTAAAAAACTGATTCCGGAAGCCTTGTATAAAAATCCTATTATTTTATCTAATTGTAATTTCTCAAAGATTGCTTTACCAATACTAACTACTTTGCCTAATATTGTGCCAAGGCCAACAACTACGTTAGCAATTACACTAGCAACCTTTTCTAAAGCAGTTCCCAAAGTGCCAATGTTTTTATCTTTGCCTATTTGACTTAAAGCATCTATTAAACCTTTACCAATAGTCTCACTTGCATTAGCAGCTGAGACTTTTAATACATCCATCTTGCCAGCATAGGTCTCTAATCTTGCCTGGCTTTGTCCAGAAAACTTATTGCCCAATTCAGTTAAAATTAAATCCATATCGCCAGTCTTTAATGTGGCTGCATCTAGACCTGCACCTAATCTTGTAAGTGCTGAAGTCTGGCCTGTAAATCCCTTAGCCAATGCCATGCTGACTTCTTCAACAGATCTACCGGTACCAGCCGATACATCTAAGGCAACGGCTAAAGCCTTCTGGCTTTTAACTAATGAGCCGCTAGCTGTAAGTAAAGTCTGGAATGCTGGGCGTAACTGGTCATCTAATACGCCAGTCATCTTTTGAAGGTTGGCTATGTAGTATTCAACGTTCGGTGCTGAAAATGCGTAGCCAGTATTATTTAATTGAATCTCTAATGATTTAGCAGCTTTCTCATCAGCAGCAAATGCGGCTACTGCCTTCTTTGAAAAATTAACTATTGCAGCAGCACTAAAGGCAACGCCTAAAGTCTTGGCTAAACTTTTAAGATTCTTTTCAAATGCTGATACATCTTTTTTAGCTTTATTAAGGCCCTTGCTATTATATTCAGATAGGATCGAGAAAATTAAGTTAGCCATTTACTGCCTTTCTAATCTCGGTGCGCTTAACAAACTTAGCAGCTGTATTGTCTAATGCTTTTAATATATGAGACATCGCTTTACCTTGCTCTTCAGAAGCTGCTCTAAATATCAATCTTCCCTTTTGCTTGTATCCTTTATTGTTACCAACCATCCCCTGTGGTCTAGCGTTGTATAATGGACCAGCAGCTGCAATAAACTGTGCGCCTGCTCTAGGGTTATTAGAATGCGATATATTTCTATCTGTCTCGCTAACATCTCTACCAATCCAAGGTGCGCCATTAGGACCTGACTTACGGCCAGCAGTCTCATAGATAGCACCAGGTGCGCTTATGTTAGATACGTAGTTAGATGCAGCCCAGCCTTTTTGATTACGTTTGTTTCTACCAGCACTATATTTAATACCTTGAATTACCTGCTCCTGATTGTATTTAGGAAAGGTACGATACTTCATAGGGCCAACAATTCCAGCAGCTTTAGTCCAGCCAGATAAAACTGTATCATCAGCCGGAGCGTAGCCTCTAGCCTTATCTCTAATAGGAATCATGGCTGCTCTTACTTCAGCTTGCACGTCTTTTAATAGATCTTTATCTACTTCGCCTAAGGCTTTCTTCATCTCTTTAATGCCTGTTACGTTTACTGGCATTTTTGATCTCCTTAGCTCGATCAGCTAATACCTGGACTATCGCCCGAAGCATTTCTGGATCTAAATCTATAAAATACTGCGGCGCAATTCCGGTCTCTACGCTAAGACTTGCAATAGCGTAAATCATGGAATCACGCTGAACTATTTTTTTTCGTCTTCTAATACCTCGACAGTGTCTAGAGAATCAATGAACTCTGTGCCGAAAATTGGCACTGTGATATTAGCTCTACGTAAGCACTCCCAAGCAAGCCAAAATATATGGGTTTGTTGCTCATGCTCACGTAGCATTTTGCTAATACCGTTAGACCACTTTAACTCGAAAGCGTACTCGACACCCGGAGTAATCTTGTGTTCAGATACTTCTCCGTTAGCCCTTGTTATCTTTAGCTTTGCCATTATTGCTCCTTATGCTACTGCTACAGTAATTACGCTATTGCAGGTAAATGTAATCGATTGGCTTGATATATCAGCAGGACTTCCATTTATGTTTTGTAAATTATTGACCAAAACAGTGGTTGAATATGAAGGATTGCTTGCAGATACTGCTGAGCTTGTTTGCTTGATTACCACAGGTACAGTTGTACCGTAAGCAGCACGCAAAGTAGGAATAACAGTTGTAGCAGCATTATCATTTAGGAAGTCTAAAGTGATGGTGCTTGCTTCTAATCCCTTAGTAAACTTATGTGCGGTGTCGCCCATAGCGGTTATTTCTAGTTCATCAAATGACTGATTAACAGTTACAGCTGTTACATACGCTGATAGATCAACGCTGTTAAATGTTACTGATACGCCATTGTTTAAGAAAATTGCCATTGTTACTCCTTGTCTTTCTCTTTAGTAGTTGCAGGTTTTGGTGCTTCTTCGATCTGGCCTATCTTTTTCAAGAAGGCTAAATCTTCAGGTGTTAGGCTCATTTTAACTCCAGCTCGTTAGAATTGATACTGTGATTTCTGACGTCAATAAATCTCCACTTGCCACACTAGCGATAGCTGGAGCGGAGACACTTGATATGTTTAACTGCAACGATGATGCGTTGAGTTTATTAACTACGGCCACTATAAAATCCTCTATGCCTGCCAGGTTGCCTTGATTATCTAAGGCTGGTACGCAGATCATTATCTTAAAATTAGCAAGCGGTGAGATGCTTGTCTTATCATTGTTTGATGGTACAAGGTAGGGATCACTCACAGTGATTACCACGCTGTTTGGAATTAAGGTTGCTGGTGGAAAACTAAAGGTATTCCATACACCAGTATTAGTTAGATCAGTTGCAAGTGTTGATCTAAGTGTAGTGATTGCAGCTGTCATTAGCCGACCATGGTGTTAGGGCTAGAGTAAGGCGCGATGAGACCTCTCACTCTATTTATAAGCTGGTAGCCCATGGCATAACGGTTAGGGCTCATGCCATCCATACCGTTGCCCCCATTCTGAGACACTTGACGTGATTGGAAAATATCTACGGCAATAATCATGGCAGCCTGATTTACAGCTGGTGTGGCACTATATGCAGATGTTTTATAGCCAGGTCCGGTGCATAATCCGTAAGGCAAGATTCTATGGAATGGATCATCAGCTGCTGTCTTTGCAAATTGAATTACTGAATAGCCACTTGGATAATTACTAAATGCGTATGTACTCCAGAATGCTGTACCGATTGATGCCGGTACTGTAGTGCCAGGATATGCTCCGGTAATTGTATAAGTGCCGTTATAAACACCAGCACCAGATGCGGTAATAGTCACGCTCTGGCCAGTTACAAATATGCCAGGATTAGCAAGTAGTACGCTGGCAACGTTATTACTAATGCTTGCACCGACTACTGGTGCATTGTTAAACCAAAGATATGAATTGAGAAGGTCTTCACTTGTTTGACAGATAGATTCTAAATCGGCATCAGAATAGAGAGACCCAATACCAAGATTTGCTCTTAGTTGGGCTACGGTTACGTAACTAGCGGCCATCTCTACTCCTCTGCTAATAGCTCCCTAGGGCTAGGGCTACTAAACCCTAGGGATTCTTAATGTATTGCTTTTATTACGCTGTCATGTTGTAGCGTTGTAGACCACCAGACACAAGTGTCTTAGTTGCCAAGTATCCGTACAGCATCAGTTCAATCTCGCCTGATGTTGGCACGTTAGTTGAAAGTCTTAGTACTGGGCTTTCATAGATTGCGATTGCTGATGGCACAATAATAAATGCTGAATCATCAATAGTTGTAGATACCATGTTGGCATCAACATATAGATCTAATCCAAGTACGTTTCCACGTAGTGATGTTGGTGATGATGTACCACCAGCATTCATTGGATTTTGTGAAGTGAAAATTGGTCGGTCAGTCGAATCTTTAGCACCGATCAATAGTGACCACTGTGAAGTACCAGCAATATATGCAGTTGCTAGGTCGCCTGTTGCTGCGTATGCAGCTGGGCCAGCTTGTGCGATGAATGCTTGGATACCTAGGTAGGTAGTAGCTTGTGATGTTGCAAGAGTTCCACCAGATGTAATCTCAGCAATTACTGCTGCATCTGTTGCTTTGTTATAAGCACGTGTCATGTTATCAAGCATCGCTTGGAAAAATGCAGGATTATCAGATGAACGCTCTAGTAATTCTACTGAGTAGCGTTGTAATCCAGCGTACTTCTTAACAGTTGCATTTACGTATGCAGATACGATACCTGTCTCAGATGGTGAGCCACCTTCTGCAGTTTCTGCAACAGTACCTGAAGTTGTAATTTTAGGATGTGAGATAGTCATACCTGAGTTAGGAATAACCTTTGCTCCGCCACATGCCTCAATAGTTGGACGTGATCCAATAAGAGTATCTACAACAGTTGTTGCATAAGATACTGGTGAGAATGCTGGGTTGGTTGTAAATGAATCGTCAGCAGCTGTGATCTTCTGTGACTTTGCATCTTCTCCGCGTACCCATAGACCAGCTTCATGATCTCCTAATTGTGCCTTAACTGAATACTGTAAGTATTTAGCTTGTGAATTGATTGGCGAACGTGGCTCAGCATAGATAGCAGCACTAATTGTAGGGCGTGCGGCTTCTACTGGAGCAACCTCTGCCGGTGTAACAGTTGGCTCTGGAGTTATATCCAAGATAGCCTCACTTTCCGTAGTAGTTGGTGTTGCATCTGCTTCGCTTTCGCTTGCAGCAACTTTAGTTACATTTGCTTCTGCAAATGCTGGTGTTTCGACAAGACTTACTTCTTTAAGGGTTGCCTTAGTTACATATAAGTAATCTTTAGTTTGTTTTGATCCGGTAACTTCAACGCCTACAGATAGGCCGTCAATTAACTGCTCACCGGCAAGAATAAGCGCATCAGATCCTTGCATTGATGCACTGATTTTAAATGATGCATAGATGCCATCCTCTGCCTTATTAAATTTCTGCATACGGCCAATAGGCTTATCGTTCTTATGTTGCATAAGCATCTTAATTTTTCCAGGATCTCCAATATCAATAGAATCTTTAGCGAATACAACTGGTCCGGCTGATGTAAATCCTACTTTTTCGTAGGGGACAATCTTACCGGCAATAACTCTACGCTCAGTATCAGAGCTTTCAATAGTGCTACTAAACTCAAGAAACATTGTAACTCTCATTTCCGTTAGGCGACATATCTTCCATTTCTTTAGCTTGCTCTACGTCTATCAGACCTAAAGCCAACATTTTCTCTATTGCTTCTAACCGCTTCATTGTGTCAGCGCGTAAGAATGATTCTTCAATGTTGAACTTTACGATATTTCCAGCGGCGGTAACGTCATTCATACTAAGTCTGTCCTCAATTGCACAAATGAAAGGTTGCAATGAATAAGCAACAAACTCTTTACGGCCGTCAATAATATTTTGGTAAGTCATGCTGTTATTCATATCAGCAGAAATGTAATAAGCCGGTACGTTCATTGCTCTGGCCACCTGGGTTGCAAGGTATTGGGATGCATCCGCATAAGCCATTTCTTTAGGTGAAAATCCAATATTTTCTACAGATAAAGTAGATGTTAAATATGCAGTACTCCGTGATGCTCTGGCAGCTTTCCAAGTTGCTAACAATCCTTGTACATGATCTTCTGGTAAATCTGCTCCTGTATTTTTCAACACTGTAGTTGCCATTGGTGTTGCTAATGCAACCGCTGTTGCTTTTTCTACATCTAAAGCTGATTGGATAGTTCTACCGGCTGTTTGTAATACGCCTTGAATTAAACCTTGGAAAGTGATTAAAGATCCAGGACCAACCATAGGTACTTTTGCGCCATCAACTGTGTAATACAAAACTTCTGTACCTTTAGCATTTAATTGTGCATTTACTCTAGTGTTAGCAATCCACTCAAATCGAGATGGTCTTAAATCATCTGCATAAACTTCTGTAACACGCCAATAAGCGACACCGTAGAAAATTAAAGAATCCACGGTGGCACTCATTGTGACGGATCTAGGCTGACGGATATCTGGCTGCTCTAACCATACAGGAGATCCCAGTTCTTCTCCGGTAGATTTCTTATAAAGTTCTAATGGTAAATAACTAATTACTCCGGCAATTAAATTACGGCATCTTGCAACAGCTGGTACTTGCATAGCCAGTGATCGATCCATTGGACCAAAGCCAAATGAGTTACCTACAGTGCCAAATCCATAGCCATCATTCATAACGGCAGGGGCATATTGCGCTTGTACGGTTTTATTATTATTAGTTATACCCAAAGCAGACAATAGACCCATATAGGTACTTTATACCATAAATCGGACTAATGGTGCAAATTAGGCAAATATTTGCGCGGTGCGTTGCGGTTTGCTTAATTGGCTTACAACCATGGCAAGGGATATTGCAGCTGTAACATCACCGGCTGATTTACGTCTAATTATGCGCCATCCAGCATCGTTAGTCTTAGCAGCGCAATTATTTAGATGCTGTACTAGATCTGCTTGACCGCTATGCACCATTCTGCCATTAGCCATAGCATCAGATAGATCCGAGCATGCCTGGTAAAACGCTTGGCCTGATACATCAGCCATCATCCATGAACTTTGCTCTAATTTTGTTGCAATAGATTGTGTCGCGTATTTGTCATAACAGATCATTGTTGGATGGTACTTACGAGCCCATTCATTTATATCACTTGCCATCTTTACTTCATCAATAGCAATTTCACTAGACCACAGCTGTGCAAGTCCTACTACTATTTTTCCGTCTTTTACTTGGCCCATAACAAGAGCCCCAGATCGCCTTGTCGGTGCAATATCAAATGCCATAATAGTTGCAGGTCCAATAGGTATCTCTAATGTTGAATCGCTGCATGCTTCAATAGATCCATATACCCAAGGACTGACTGCACTATCTACCCACTGGCATAACATTTCTGTACGAGTAGCTTCTATGCTGTTTGTATTTACGCTCTCTTCCAGTGTCTGTTCCGTTATTAAATGTCCAAGTGCGGGATTTGCCATAGCCCAGGCTTTACGATCAGTAATCTTGCAGTGTTGCGGTGCGCTGTATTCGTAATAACCGAGATTCTCTGGTGGGTAAGATTTGCAGCGTTCTACTAAATTATTAAGCACTGAACTAAATCCATCACCAGCATTACTTGTCATTAGTGTCATGGCGTTAGGTCCGGCACGTGTTACCGGTAATGCAGCTGTATATGCTTCTTCTGTCCATTCACGCAACTCATCAATGTACAATAATCCATCAACTGATTTACCGCGGGGAGCATCCCTAGTGGCTGCTGCTATTTCATAACGTGCGCCATTTTTTAATGTAATAGATTCTTGGCCATTAGCCAGTCTTATTTGTCTAACTTCTTTTAATAAAAACTCATTATCTTGTATTGTGTAAGCAACCTGCCTAAATGTATCTAATGCCATATTTCGGTTAGAAGACATGCCTAATACATTCTTACTGCCCCATAAGAAGAGATGGCTAAGGATTAACATGCGAGCTAAGTGGGTCTTGCCATTTTGCCGGGCTACTAATACTAGAGCTGTTTTCTTACGCCAATTTTGCTCACTATCTACAGCTAGTAGATCATCTAGCACCCAACGTTGCCATGGGATAAGCGGTAAACCAATCTTCTCAGCTAGATCTGCAACTTCTTGTGATTTAGATGGGCCTTTTAATAATGGCGTGTGAATTCTAGGCTCAGTACTGCCAATTAGCCCGACCCCTCGTTTAATCGGGATCACTTCTGCATCATTCTGCATTGACTTGGATCGATTCTGGTTTAACAAAGGGCGAATCTGGAACGACCCGGACCGTCTCGGAGAGAGAACGTTCTGG